CTGCAGAGTCTCTGCATGCGTCTCCCCTGTGAGGAAAAATTATCTTCCTCGCCATACCCCCTGACCTAATAGGCCAGGCAGGTCCATCCACGTTTTAGCTTTATACGACGTGGAAGCGTATACACTCCGGGCACGGTCCCCATATCGGCGAGAAAATGTCGATATAATTCGCTCCAGTCTGACGCCCCTAACTCTCGGAAGGAGGACAAACTTCTCCAACCAGAAAGAGTGCGCCATGTCGGCGTAGGCAATATTAGCCTAACACCCGTTAGGCCCAAGGTACGATATTCGTACCGCTGGAGATCACGGTTATACTTTATCCGTGATTTGGGGATTCGTTGATGTAACTTTTGATCGTCAACACCTGGTTTGATACGCACGTACCAGCATGGGCAACTGTCCGAAATTTCAACAGCTGCACATTGTATTAGCTGGTCATTTGTTCCGAGGCTCACCTGACGGGATCGAGTCACTTTTTCAAGTGGTCTCACCCTATGTGGGTCGCGTTCGGACAAGGGCAAGAGCCCAAATGTCTGCTCAACATAATTTAATATGTAAGCAGCGGCGCGGTAGTATGCCTTCTGTTGCAGTAGATTACTCACTGCAACCCAAGATGCAAACGACTGCCCATCGGTTCGGGATCTCGGAGGTAGCTTTTTCACCTTAACAGGTGTTATTACTTCCCCCTTGTAGGCATCACATCCACAGGACTCTCGAAAGTGCCCCGTATAACAGCACTTCTTCTCACTAAGGCGTAAGCCAAAGTAATGGAAGTTCTGAAGGAGGAAGACTTCGTCTCCTCCACGGACAATGATGTCATCTCCATACACGTATGTAGTAGCGCAAGCCTGTCTAAGGCTCTTACCACCGTACACGTGTATACACGCTGCTGCGAGTGCCCAGAAGCACAGCGCCTCAACGGGAAAGCATAAAGCTGACCCCATTGGCGCGTACTTTTGCATCTCCACAGTCTCGCCGTTAGGCAAAACCGTAGTTAATGATCGGAGTGCAAGCAGATGGCCTAGAATAGGCGTGTCTGCAAACAGACTTTTCACTAGTGCAAGTGACACCCGGTCGGAGGCATCAGTTAAGTCGAGCGTCGACCAGCTTCCGTCGATAGAGCCCTGAAGGGCCAATCTTCGGTTAATACGCTGATCCTTAAAATTTACACGACCCCGTGTTAAGGGGTGACGCTCAATCCATTGCACAAGCTTTCTACCAAGTCCCTGTTGTAAAAATTGGATCTCTAACGGTTCGGCTGAAATTAGCCGAGGCCCTCGAGAATCCTTTGGGACCAACATTACCTTCGCTTCAGGGCGATCAACATGTTCAAGTAACATGTAATCATCCCAAGCGTCGAATAAATGTCTGTCGTTGAGATAATAATACTCAGCGGCAGGGTAGTATTCCTCGGCACTTGAATAGATGCGTTTGAAATGCATCTTCTCGTGGGTCCTTTCTCCTGTTGCTACGGAGCCAGGTCCATGTCGGGGAATAATTGTATCAGGGCTGAAATTACGTAATAGCCCAGTGAGGAGGCTTCTGGCCTCTTCCAATACAATAGGCTCAAGACGACTAGCGCTAGTCCCCAGGTGACTAAAATCAACTGGGAGAGAGGCGTCAGTTTTGGTAAATTTATGTAATACTTTACCTTCAGTCTTTGGATCATATGGTACCTCCAACTTGTAAAACATGAAACAGAATTGGTTCATGTCCGTGATAGCGCAGATATCCGCGTCGTCACGAACCACCCCGTCGTCATCGAAAATGCGACTTAGCAAACCCTTCATAAAATGAGGGATTGCTGTACCACGCTTTTTACTAAATTGTGGTATTTGAAGTCGTTTACCTAAGAGGGATGAGTTTATACTCTTTCCCAACGAAGGTAAAGTCTTGGTTAAAAACCCAAGACCTTCGGCGGCGGTACGACGTTGTAAAGTACTAACGTCGCGTTCAGTTCCCAACCCTGCCTGCTGCAGAATGTCTAAAAGCAGTTGGGTAGAAAGGTTAAGACAGAATGATAGTAATTTCTTACCATCCATCGGTTTAATCCGACGTTCTGCCTTGATCTGGCTTTTCAGGATAGCATTATTCATGCAGGTCCTCCAAAAGCCACCAAAACCGTCATACGGTTTCCCGTACAGGAAGTCTAAAATTAGACCTCGCGGTTCATAATTTGGTCAACAAATGTCGCTTCACCAACAAAGTTGGTGAGCTGCGTAATAATGTCAGTAACCATAGCTTTGGTTACGACACGCAGCGGAGTATCGAGCACGATATGTGCACGATGCTCAAGGACATCTCCTTCAACAGCGCCGTTTTCGACACTGTTTGAGAGTTTGACCATGCTGCGCAAGCGCGCGGCATCGCCGGTCCCAACAGTCTGGTGAGAAATTTCCAGGCCTCGGGGCGTCCCTATGTCTCGTGCTCTATCTGAGTACAAGCATTTGGACCCGGTATTCTGAACTTCTGCGTAATCTACGTCAGCAGGTGTAGCATCTGCTATCGTAATGATTCCTGATGTGGAAAAAGACATTGGTGCCTTCCTTTCATCACGTATTGTTTAACGTGATACACTAACGCAAATGAAACGTTAGAAAGGTATATGGCGCCATATTCCACAATGCGGTTTACAGCGGCTACCTTCCAAAAGCGTTTATCTAACGTTAGCGGTTAGGTCGCACAGCTCAAATTAAGCTGTAGACATGCGACGGTCAATAACCTCCGCGTTTAAAACGCGGTATCCTTTGCTCAAGGAGCAAGGATCCCAGGACGAACTTTCGAAGAGTCATATCCCCGGTTTTTATTACAGCATTCAGATCAAAAAATCGATCATCAACTGGCCGGGGTCGCCTCGCGTACCATTTAAAGGTACCGCTGGCCCTTTCATCCCAATCCGACTCACCATAAGTTGAATATCTCTGTAATTCAGATTGATATTCACCCACGAATTTGACGGACGTACCGAATTCCTTTATAAATAGGGTAATCGGTATCCACTTCTTGCGTAGTTGGACTAGAAAATCGCCAACACCAAGAAACCAATCCAGTACGAAACTGTACGGGATTGCCTCCCACAATATCCCCGCATTTAACTGCACACCTAAGGTGTCCAGAATGGCTTTTAACTGCCATTGGAAACGGGAAAGTTCGGGAAGCTGATAGGTATACCGCATCACTGCAGTACGTGTGAGATGCGAGACCTTAAACCAGTCTCGAACTCGAAATGTATCAGATGAAATATACTCTGGTACATCCCATGAAAAAGGCTCTTCTTCTTCGGAGTAACGACGAATCTGCAGCTTTCCGGCATTCTGATGCAAATCAGAAAGGCGATCTTGAAGGGTTGTCAAACCCTTGTAGAGTCGCTTCATATCCCCAATGAATGGGACTAAGCCAAAGCTGTAGTTCAACATCAAGCCAGAGAAGTTCTCAAATAGTGACTTCTCCTTATCCCACCAGAATTTTATCTTCTTCCTACCCGTTTTACCAACGGAATAGTAAGGTGATAGTGTCTTGACTTCGCGCAATTCATGCACGAAGTTTACAAGACTGAAGCCTGACTCCATACTTGGAGTCATACTAGCTACAGCGCGTTTACAAAACGCCAACCAGTCATAGCTATCGTAATAAAGATAGGTTTTGACTGTTGCTAGGATACTTTCCGGTGTGTCTGCTGGCCCGGGATGGCTCGAGTTCGAGTGATAACCAATATCATTCACTGGCCATCGATGTAAACTCGTTCCCAATGTCTGGCTGACCTTACTATGTACACATACATTATAGGTCTCAAAACCAGATCCGTAGTCTATAGCTTCTTTTGAAGCTGTATAACTAACGGTACCGGAACCGGGTGTGCCGACAATTTCCTCGCTTGCATTCGTGGTAAACCACTCACGCGCACAAGAGCTTGGTGTTGACCTCGTCTTAGACTTCATTGTCTAACTCCTCCTGGGTAAAAGGTGAACTGAACACGAGAACGAAAGGGAGTACCTCTCGGGGTGCTCAGAAGGGCGACGACAT